AATTATGCACAGCTGTTTTCTATCTTCGAAAAATACGAAGAGTTCTTCCATTTACCTAGAGCGACAGAAAAGAGCGACCCGAGCTGGTTTGCGTTTCCCCTGACTATCAGAAAGGGAGCGCCGTTCAAACGAGATGACATCATTCAGCATCTTGAAGACGCAAGAATTCAAACCAGACCATACTTCGCCGGAAACATTATGCTGCAGCCTGCATACGATCACCTGATCGATGTAGATTATGCTAGAGAGAATTTCCCCAACGCAACGTATGCTATGCTGAATACATTCTTCCTCGGCACAAGTCCAGTGATAACCAAAGAGCAGATTGATTACATCGGGGAAAAAATACACCAATTCAACTTTTATTCTTAGGAGGTTAACCGTGTCAATAGAAACTTTTGACAGATATAAAACCAACACGCATTCCCAAAATGGAGAAGATGGTATTATTGAATATCTTTTGTCCAGAATTCCAGAAAAAGATAAAATCTGCGTAGAATTTGGTACACTTGATGAAATTGAAAAGGGAAATAAAAAATGAATAAAATTATATCAATGAGTGTCTGGGGCAATAATCCCAGATATATTCTTGGCGCAAAACGGCAAATTGATCTAGCGAAGAAATACTACCCAGACTGGAAAATCAGGATATATACCGACAATCCATTAAATTTCTTAGGCGAAGAAATAGAAACGGTGAAAATCTCTGATGGTAGTTATGGGATGTTTTGGAGATTTCTGGCTCTATTTGACTCCGAAGAAAATATTGTTATGGTTAGAGATTCTGATAGCAGAACAACAATAAGAGAACAAAGATGTATTCAGGAATGGTTGAGTAGCGATAAGACCTTCCACACATTCAAGGATCACGAGGCTCACTATGAGTTTCCAATAATTGGATGTTCTTTTGCTTTGAAAGGAAAACTGGACGATACAACGCGGCAGATAATGTTATCGTATATGAACCGCGAAAAGTATTATTGCAGCGATCAAAATTTTCTTAGGGATTACGTTTGGGGTCAAGTTCAACAAAATGCTATGGTGCATTCTATGCAGCACCCTGGATGGTTTTCTGAGAGCAGGAAAAAACTTAAAAATCCATTTTCTTTTTGTGGAAACGGATATGATGAACGAGACATGCCCCTCTATCCAAATTCACTAGATAATATGGCGAACTGGAATCCACAATTGTGTCCGATAGAATTTAAATTTGATGAGGGAGTGATGTATGAGTGAGGCAAAGAGTTTCTACATAGTCCCCTGTCACAATAAGCAAAATATGATTTCTGAAGTGCTTTCTTCCATAACTCGATGCCACGATTCTTCCATTCACGAACGGCACATAATTTGTATCTTGGATGGGTGTACTGACGGCAGTGAATCTTTGGTCTCTTCTTTTGCCAAAGAAAATGAAAACGTACATGTATTGTTCGAAAGTAACATTCACGAAATTGGTTGTTTGAATAGAGGTCTTCGATTCATACAGGAAAATTTATCTCCATCTGGAGAAGATCTGGTCTTTACTATACAAGATGATGTAATTCTTGAAGAAGAACAAATCAATAAAAAATTTCAAGAGCTGTTTTCTTTGAGAGATGATTTCGGTTATGTTTCTATGAGGTTGGGCGTTTCTGTATTCAAAGCTGACGGCGAGTTGAAAGAAAGAGGGTACGTCGAATCCGAGTTTGGTCATTGGAAACAACTCAACTGGAACTTCCATACCAATGTTAATAGATACTCTTTTATGGAATCTGAAGTTGCAGTAAGAAGTCCGACTTGCACTCAATGGAAAAGGTTTGAGGAAATTGGTTTTTTTGACGAAAACCTAAGACCTTGTGGGTTCGATTGCCACGATTTCAGCATAAGAATGAGAAAAGCCGGATATAAAAACGGAGTGTTTGCTTTGAAGTTTAGAAGTGATGTTGATTGGGGAACTATGAGATCAAAAACGCCTTCATCATATGCAGATAAAATAGCAGAAGTGTATGGGAGGAATAGAAAGTACATTGCGGAAAAACACAAAGACTATTTTGGTGGTTGATTTTCATTACTGAAGAAGTTATACTTATGTCATATGTTTCAATGGAGAGTGAATAATGAAAGTTGCGTTGATTACTGGCATCACAGGGCAAGACGGTTCTTATCTTGCTGAGCTTCTACTCGAGAAAGGATATGAAGTCCATGGTGTAATCCGTCGTTCTTCTAGCATCAATACGAAGCGAATCGATCATATCTATGAGAGAATCAAACTCCACTATGGTGATTTGACTGACGCTCTGGGATTGGTTGCTATCATCAAGAAGGTGAAACCCGATGAGATCTATAATCTCGGAGCGCAGAGTCATGTAAAGGTTTCATTCGAGACGCCAGAATATACGGCTCAAGTTGATGGTGCTGGAACTCTTCGTATCCTCGAATCAGTCAGGCTTCTCGGAATGGAATCTTCCGTTAAGATCTATCAAGCATCAACGTCAGAGATGTTTGGTCTTGTGCAGGAAATTCCTCAGAAAGAAACAACTCCTTTCTATCCGCGCTCTCCATATGGTGCCGCCAAGGTTTATGGTTACTGGATAACTAAGAACTATCGAGAAGCATACAACATGTTTGCTTGCACTGGAATTCTCTTCAATCACGAATCACCGCGCAGAGGAGAAACGTTCGTTACAAGAAAAATCACAATTGCTCTTGATCTTATTTCTAGAGGTAGGCAGAAGTGCTTGTATCTGGGAAACCTCGAAGCCAAACGCGACTGGGGTCATGCCAAAGATTTTGTTGAAGCGATGTGGTTGATGCTGCAACAAGATAAACCGCAGGACTATGTGATTGCAACTGGAGAGCAATATTCCGTTCGTCAATTTGTTGAAGCATGCGCACCCCACTTCAACATGAACATCAAATGGGAAGGTTCTGGTCTTGATGAAGTTGGAATTGATATCAACAGCGGAAAGACTGTGATTCGAATCGACCCTAAGTATTTCAGACCAACCGAAGTAGATACGTTGCTTGGCGATTCTACCAAAGCAAGAACCCAACTTGGTTGGACTCCGAAATACAGTTTCAATGATTTGGTTGTGGAGATGTGTGAACGTGAGAAAAGATGGTAAGATATTCGTTGCCGGTCACAGAGGTCTAGTTGGTTCTGCCATCATTCGACAACTTAAAAATCAAGGCTACAAAAACATCTTAACGAAGACCAAAAAGGAGTTGGATCTCAGAGTACAATCTGACGTCGAAGAATTCTTTCATCAAGAAAGACCAGATTATGTTTTTCTGGCTGCTGCGAAAGTCGGCGGCATCAATTTTAATAAGACGTTTCCGGCAGATTTCATTCGTGATAATTTGCAGATTCAAACCAACACAATCGATTCCGCATACAGAAACGGCTGCGAGAAGCTGTTGTTCCTTGGCTCGGCATGTATCTACCCGAAATATGCAGAAGTTCCAATCAAAGAAGAATCTTTAATGTCTGGTCCTCTGGAACCGACCAATGATGCATATTCTCTTGCGAAAATTTCTGGCTACTACATGTGCAAGAAGTATACAGAACAATATGGATTCAACACCATATCTGTGATGCCCAATAACCTCTACGGTATAAACGACAATTTCATTCTTAGTGAATGTCACGTTATCCCGAGTCTGATCAATAAGTTCGTACATGCAAAAGAAAACAATGATCCGCAAGTAATTTGTTTCGGCGACGGAAGTCCAACTAGGGAATTTCTATTTTCAGAGGATCTAGCTGATGGTTGCCTTTTTTTAATGAATAACTATGATTCCCCAGAAATCATAAACATTGGACCGAATAGAGAAATCAGTATCAAAGACCTTTCGCAACTTATTGCTGAGCTGGTCGGATATAATGGAGAAATCGTTTGGGATAAATCAAAACCAAACGGAACGTCAAGAAGAGCACTAGATACTTCTAGAATGGATTCTATGGGATGGAAAGCGACAACTTCTCTTGAAGAAGGATTGCGAATTACAATTAATTGGTTTATGGAAAATAGGAACACCTATGTCAGAATTTAATCACCCATTGATGAAGAATACTTTATCTTTGAGAGACAGGATAAGTTTAGCTGCATTCATCATTAAATCTGACAAATTCACTCAAGGAGAAAAGGTTTCTCAGTTTGAAGAAGAGTGGTCGAAGTGGCTTGGTTGCAAGCATTCTATTTTCGTTTCTTCAGGTAGCACTGCCAACTTCTTGTTAGTCGCCGCGATGATTGAGAAGTGCGGTCTTAAGAGAGGTGACAAGGTTCTTCTTCCAGCATGCACTTGGGTGACCAACATAAACCCAATTATTCAGCTTGGGTTGACTCCAGTTTTTTGCGATGTGAATCTTCAAGACTTTAGTTTTGATTATGATGATCTAGCAGGAATTAAACAAAAACACAAAACAATAAAGGCAGTATTCGTAACTCATCTTCTAGGGTTTCCGGCTAATGTTAGTAAAATAAAAGAAGTGTTTCCTAATTCCATCATCATCGATGATGTTTGCGAATCACACGGGTGCCGCAGTTCTGACGGCAGCAGAGTTGGATCGAATTCGTTCGGTGCGACTTTCAGCTTCTACTACGGTCATCATATGAGTACGATAGAAGGCGGAATGATTTCTACCAACGATTCCGATCTCTATGATTTGATGAAATTGAAAAGATCGCATGGATTAGCCAGGAATTCTCAAAACTTTGAATCCTATGCACAAAAACATCCAGAGATAGAAAAATCATTCTTGTTCGTTTCAGATGGTTACAATTTCAGAAACACAGAGATTGCCGCGCACTTAGGTTTGAGGCAGTTGAAGAGTCTAGATTCATTTATCGAAGCTCGAAGAAAAAACTTCAGCATCTTTTGCGATGCAATCAATTCTTCTGATTTATTCTATTCAGTACACAAGAACTTTGACAACAGTTCTTTTTGTTTTCCGTTTATCTGCAAAGATAAAGCAACTAAATTAAAATTGATTTCTAAGTTCATCGAGAACAAGATTGAATATCGTCCAGTGGTCGGAGGCAACCTTCTTCGCCAACCATATCTCAATGGCTATGAAATTGAATCCTCGAAGAGCAAACTCAACGCCGACATAATTCATGAAAACGGCATTTACATTGGAAACAATCAATTCCTTTCGGCAGAGGATATGAATAGAATTGAAAAAATAATAGGAGAACTTCAATGAGAGATCTTGGGAATGTTATTAATGATGCAATCGAAAATAAAGTGGATGAGGTTCTTTCTAGGAAGCAAATACCAGATGTGGAGTATATTCAAACAGACAACCTCGGAGAGGTTGTTGAGAAACTGGTTATTCTTCACATCAGGACTTGGATGCTAGAAGATGCAATTCAAACGGCAACTTCTGATGAACATATTGCAGAATTGAAGCGAAAGATCGATATTTGCTTTAAGAGCAAAAGACCGAAGCTGGTTCAGGCGATTAATCTACTTGTTGACGATGCAATCGCCAGTTCTAAGAGCCTGAGAGAAGACTCAGTTAAACTCTACAAAGGCGTGGAGTAAGATGAAGATTTGTTTCTTCAACCATTTTCATAATGGGGATCTTCTTGCGACAAAAGAATTCGTGCGAGAGTTTATGGAAAATATTCCAGCCGAGTATTATTACGCACACAATAAACATCCAAAAAATCTTGCAGATCTACCATTAACTCAGATGAGAATTCCACATGGTCTTCCCAACAATATAAAGGTTGGTTGGAATAACGAATTCATATTCATAAACACTTGGGTAGCAGCATATTGGAATGGCGAAAATCGCCCTTACGATATTGAATTGGACGTTGATGATATATTGTCTGAGGGCATAACTTGGAAAACCTACAGCAAAATTTTCCAATATCTAATCAAGATTATGAAGGCTCATCTCGGAGTTGATTATTCCTTAAGAACTCCACTAGAATCCTATGCTCATAAGATAGACTATTCAAAGTTTGATTGTTCAAAGATAGACGGGTTCTTATCTTCTGTAGATAAAGAAGACTTGGTTTTAATTTCAAATGGCTTCGTCGAGTCAAACCAATCACTAATCAACAATGACATGTCTTCTTGGATAAATTCTATTGCGCAATACTTTCCCAAAAAGAAATTGATTTGCACGAGAAGGTTCGCGACGAGCATGCAAAACATAATGTTTACTGAAAATATAATAGGAGACAAAAGCGGTCACGACATGAATGAGATAGCTTATCTATCAACTTTTATTGACAAAATAATCGGTAGGAATTCTGGACCGTTTTTGTTCACTAATACATATGATAATCTTCAAATGAAAAACAAAAAGTTCCTGTCTTTGGGAAATTTAGAAACCAATTGCTTTCCAGCTTTTTTGAAATTTGATTGCGACTTCAGATTCGTTAGAGACGAATCTGATTCTGCGGTACTGGACTCTATTCGAAAACTTCTATCGGAGGTATGATGGACTCAATTGTTGTATGTAGTGGTGGGTTTGATCCGATTCATTCTGGTCACCTTGCGATCATAAACGAGGCATATGAGAAGTTCAACAAGAAAGTTACGGTTCTTTTGAACAGCGATGCTTGGTTGGTTGCAAAGAAGGGGAAGCCCTTCATGAACGCAAAAGAGCGCAGAACTATCCTTGAGAATCTTTCTGCCGTTGAAGAAGTCATTGAATTTGATGACTCAGAAGGTAACTGCTGCAAGGCTCTGGAAGCTCTAAAGGTGTTGCGCCCAGGAAAGAAGATTATCTTTTGCAATGGCGGAGACAGAAATGCTCAAAACATTCCAGAGATGTCTGTTTCAGGCATTGAGTTTGCGTTCGGCATCGGCGGCGACTTCAAGATGAACAGCAGCAGCACTATTCTGAACGAATGGCAACATAGAGTTCAAGACAGAACGTGGGGCAGTTTCCGCGACCTGTTTAAGGACAACAACGTTCGCGTCAAAGAACTGATCGTTTCCCCTGGTTCGGGTATAAGCTACCAGCGCCATCAAAAGAGAAGTGAGTTCTGGGTTGTCAGTTCCGGCAAATGTAAGATCAAATACTCTGACAAAGAACCGGATCAGTTCAAAGTATTTGAAGTTTCCGAGGGCAACTCGTTCTACATTCCAGCCACATGTTGGCATCAGGTGTATAACGAAAACCAAGAAGACTGTCGCATCATCGAGGTCCAATACGGAAAATATTCTAGCGAAGATGATATTGAAAGACTTGAATATTACAGCAAATAAGGAGACATGTATGAGCGATGATCGAATTTTTATTCTGAAGCTGACCAGCGATGAGGACATTATCGGCGAAGTCCTCGACGACAACGACTTCTATGTGAACATCAAGAACCCTGTTCGTATTGCTATCGCTCTTCAGAAGGGACAACCTTCCGTTGGGTTTCAACCGTTCCCGATGTTCTCGGAAGAGCAAGAGAAAGTCTTTCCTATTGCCAAGCTCTCTGTCGTCTACTCTTACAGAGCCAACCAAGAGTTTATCGACAACTACAAGCAGATCTTCAGCGGTCTGATCATGCCAAACAAGCAAATCATAACGGGCTAATATAAATATTCCTGGATCCGAGGTGGGAATATATGGCTCAACTTAGCGCAGCTGAACTCAGAAAGTACGAGTGGCGGGCAGAAGTCTTCATAAAGAAGATAAAACAAAAATCTCCGTTCGAGATATCTGGAAAGAAGAAGGTCGTTTTGACTATGCCAAAAGACGGAGAAAAGATTCTCCGTTCTGGAACGAATTCACAACTTTCTGCTTTACAGTTCACCGACACAAAAGGAAAAACTTTTAAATTAAAGGATTTTGTCAAAAATTCTGAGTTTGGTGGGAAAGGAGAAGGATCTGGTACTGCCAAGGAAGACGCGGCTCTTTCCTCTTTGAAGGATCAGATCAACGAAGCTAAAATCAAGGATGGGTCCGCTACAATCCCAGTCAGAGTTGGCAACAAAACATATGATGTGTTTGATGCAATATCAACTCCCGGAACACCTAAGTCGGATTTTCACTTGGTAGATATATCTGGAAAAGAAATTGTTTGGATCTCGCATAAAGATGGTAGGACTGAACGAGACTTTCAGCAATGGGGTGGGATGTCTCAAAGATCTGAACCTGCGATATATGCGCACAAAGAATCTCAGAAGTTCTTAGAAGATCTTAAGAATCTCTATCCAAAGGGATTGCCTCGGGCTACCACTATTGCTAGAAAAATTAAAGATATAAAACTCAAGATGATGGCTGTCTATGGTAATGAGTATGGTGGTAAAAACAGCAGACAAAATACAACTCTTATGCTGCAAGGTGAGGTTAAACTTTCCAAGAAAGCAAATTCTTATCAAATAACAGCATACCACACACACGATAATGGTGATGTTATGTCTGGTGGATATGAGCCAGTTTTCATGGCAATATATAAAGGAGACAGGAGCGACTTCAATATCGCTGGAACTCGAGTCGTTATATCTCCTGCTGGGTGTAGAAAAGTAACTGAATACATTTGAGGTGAAATATGATTAATGTAGAGAATGGCTTTGAGCGCGGGCTGCGTCAGTTGAAAGCATTCATCAAAGGCAAGCGCGTGATGCTGACTATCGAGAACCCAGACACCACCGAGACCAATAGGAAGTTCATCCGCGTTCCGGCTGAGAGCGCAGGCTGGAGACGCCCCAGTAAGAACAACGGAGCTTCTGAGTCTCAAGAGGCGTAAGTCATTGATTCATAAGGGGATTCTTCTTATTCCTCTTAAGAGCGCCTCTCCGGCTCTAGAAAACGAGTAAAATTACCGTTTTGGAAAACTTCTTGAAAATCAAGGGCTTAGGCATGGGCGGTCGTAAGTCCTTGATTTTCCTAGAGTTATTTCTCTTTACAACTTGGTTCGATTCGGTCATACTACCCTCATCGTTAATTGATTGAGGTTTCTACTATGCCGCGTGGCGTCCCGAAAGCTGGCTTCCGTATGACCAAGAACCGTATGGCTCGCGCTGGCAAGTCCACCGGACTTCCGTCCGTAGTTCGCATGGCACCCGTCGCCGTCGCTCCCGTCAAGAAGGAGACTGACGCCGAGATTCGCGCAAAGCTGTCCGAGCGTTTCGACGCGATGGACGCGATGGCTGCGTCCACCATGACTGGCATCAACAAGTCGATGATCGTGTCCGGTCCGGCTGGTCTTGGCAAGTCTTTCGGTATCATGAAGCTCGCCGATCAGTTCGAGGGCAAAGGCAAGCAGGTCTCCGTCATCAAAGGATACCTGCGCCCGACCGGTCTTTACAAGACCCTCTACGAAAACCGTCACCGCGACTGCGTCATCGTCTTCGACGACGCCGACTCGGTCTTCATGGACGACGTGTCGCTCAACCTTCTCAAGGCAGCTTGCGACATGACCCGCACT